GCGAAAAACAAGCTTGGCGTTTTGTTGAAGGTCTTTATTCAAAGGAACAGATCGAAGGTTTGTATTCTAATGACAAAGACAAAGACTCAAAAGATATGAATTTTAAACCGTCTTATAAACGACAGTATAAAGATGGCATCAAAAGCTCCTTTGACAAGACCAACACTTTTCTCAAAAAAGTAGATCCCAACAAAAAACTAAAGACAGATAAAATTAAAAAGTCTGATTATAAAAAACCTAAGTTACCCAAGAGTGTACGTAAGTATGCCATGGGTTCTACTCCTATTAACAACACTGCAAAACTTGCTATTAAAGGCTTGAAGTCCGACCTTAAGAATTAATTATGGCTAAACGTAGAAAAGGATTTAAAAATAAAAGAAGCCTAAAAAAAGGCAAACTGAGAATTAAACAGCAGCTACGCAGTTTTCTCAAAGATAACAAGCTTTCTAGACGTGAGCTTAAAAAGGTTCGCAGGGCAGCTAGGAAAAATGGCTATGTTGGTTCAGCTAAACGGCTTTCTAAACTCATCAAAAGAAGTGCTAAAACCGTTAAGCCAAGGGCATATAAAAGAGGTCGTATTGAAGGCGTCAGTGTAAAGAAAAATACAAGGCGTCTCAAGGCTATCAAGGCGTCTACTCCAACACGGAGCCAAACTCCAACGCGGACATCAACACCAACCCGGACACAAACACCGACTCAAACTCAGACTCCCACACCAACGCCAACGCTAACATCTACACAAACTCCTACACCTACTCCTACACAAACACCCACCCCAACTCAAACTCCCACTCCCACCCCAGAGGTTGATTTTGCAGCGTTGCTTGAACAACAACAAAATCGTAATGATCTTTTAGCCCAACAGCTTTCTCAATCAAGGCAAGCAGCACCGACTATCAACGTACAAATGCCTGAACCTGAAGATGCACTAGGTAGAGCAATTTCAGGTAGTACTTACCTTTCTGGTGGATCTGCTGGTGGTATTAGGCGTCGTCGTTCTAATCGATTTAAGTTGGGTCTCAGTGGTTTGGGGACAAGTCAACTCAATCGTAACGTGGGTAATCTCCTTTCAATTAGAGGTATCAGTATCTAATGACCGCGAAGCAAAGATATGATGAGCTGTCAGGTGAACGCTCACAATTTTTAAACGTAGCAGAGCAAGCCGCAGATTTAACTCTTCCTTATCTTATCCGTGGCGAGGAACAGCACACAAAGGGTATGCGTTATCTGCCTACCCCCTGGCAATCCGTAGGCGCTAAAGGTGTTGTCACTCTTAGTGCCAAACTAATGCTAGCACTACTACCACCGCAAACAAGTTTCTTCAAACTACAAGTAGACGAAAGTATGCTTGGTCAGTTTGGTACAGATGTAAAGTCAGAACTTGATCTCTCTTTTTCTAAAATTGAACGTGTCATCCTTGATGCCGTAGCTGCATCTGATGACCGTGTTGTTGTACACCAAGCCATTAAACACTTAGTTGTGGCTGGCAACGCTTTACTGTTCATGTCCAAGGATGGTCTAAAGCTGTACCCTCTTAACAGGTATGTTTGTGAAAGGGATGGTAGCGGTAACGTTGTAGAGATTGTCACTAAGGAATTGGTCAACAAAGACATCCTTGATGAAGTCTTTCCCGGTTACAAGCCTACAAGACCTGAAAGTGTCAGTGACTCTACGGTAGGTATTGGTGAAGATGTTGAGGTTTATACACACATCAAGCGTGTAGACAATAAGTTCAACTGGCACCAAGAGATTGATGGAAAGATCATTCCACGTACAAAAGGTGTCTCTCCTTTAGATACAAATCCTTGGATTGCTCTGAGATTTAATACAGTTGATGGGGAAGCTTATGGCCGTGGCCGTGTTGAAGAATTCTTAGGTGACCTGAAGAGTCTGGAGGCTTTGTCTCAGGCTATCTGCGAAGGTTCAGCAGCAGCTGCAAAGGTCGTATTTACTGTGTCTCCTTCTAGTACAACAAAACCATCTACATTGGCTGCTGCAGGGAATGGTGCAATCGTACAAGGTAGGCCTGATGACATTGGTGTTGTACAGGTTGGCAAGACAGCTGACTTTGCTACTGCCTTTCAGATGATTCAAACGTTAGAACGTCGATTGTCTGAAGCTTTCCTTGTACTGTCAGTCAGACAGTCAGAACGTACTACTGCTGAAGAAGTACGTATGACTCAGTTTGAACTTGAACAGCAACTTGGTGGCCTGTTCTCACTTTTGACTGTTGACTTCCTAGTTCCATACCTCAACAGAAAACTAAAGACCTTTCAAAGGACTGGCAAAATACCGAAGATTCCAAAGGATATTGTAAACATCACTATTGTTGCTGGTATCAACGCACTTGGTAGAGGTCAAGATCGTGACAGCCTTACTCAGTTCCTACAAACTGTTGCCACCACAATGGGTCCTGAAGCTATTAGTCAATACATTAATCCACTTGAAGTAGTCAAGCGTTTGGCAGCTGCTCAAGGAATTGATGTCCTTAATCTTGTTAAGACACAAGAGCAGATGCAACAAGAGGTTCAATCTCAGATGCAACAACAAGAAGATATGGAGTTAACTAAGCAAGCAGGCAAGTTAGCTCAAGTAGAGCAATCAGCAGCTGAAGCTCAAATGGCTGCACAACAGTAATTCATTCCACCTAATTTATGTCTGAAACCTTAACATACACTGAAGAGTCTAGCCCTGAACTGAATGCAGAAGAACAAGAATCTCTTGCTCTTGGTGAGCAAATGCAGCAGGAACAGGAGAGTTTGCTGGCTGGAAAGTACAATTCACCAGAAGCACTTGAGAAAGCCTACCTTGAACTGCAGCAGAAGCTAGGGTCTAATGAAGCAGAGCCTACTGAATCAGTAGAAGAATCTGATACAGAATCTACTGAAGAATATGAGGACAATATTTTTGATTCTCTTTGGGATGAGTACGAAAGCGATGAAGGCGTATCAGAAGAACTTATCAATTCTTTGAAGGAAATGGATACGACTCAGTTGGCTGAAATGTATTTGGAGCAGCGTAGTCAAACCACCTCTCCTGATTTCACTGATGAGCAAGTCGAGAATCTTCAAAGGGTTGTTGGAGGTGAAGAGCAATACGACAGTATGATCCAATGGGCAAAGGATAACGCCGACCCAAATGAGATTGAATTGTTTGATCAGGTCATGGATAGTGGGGATGCTGCTAGTGCATATTTTGCTATTCGTGCAATGGGTCAACGATGGGTTGATTCCGTTGGATATGACGGTCAATTGATTCAAGGTAAAGCTCCACGTTCGGAGTCTGGAAATCAATACCGCAGCCAGGCAGAACTTGTCACCGCTATGAGTGATCCTAGGTACGATAGTGATGAGGCATATCGAAATGATGTACTTGAAAAACTAGAACGATCTAACCTTAATTTCTGATGTCACATCAATCAGATGTACTCAAGGCTTATGTAACCAACTACGGTCCTGAGCCTGAGAAAAAAGAAGAAGACAAAACTGAAGAGGAAACTCCTGAAGAGGAGTGATTGCTTGGGAG